GGTGGCGACGTTGCCGATCTCAAGCTGCGCCCTGGAAACCGTTCCGGTGACCGTCAGCGTGAGCGAGCCGGCGGTGGGTGTGAATGTCAGGGAAACCCTGTTCGCCGCGCCAGTGCCCACCAGTGGCCCGGCAGTCGATACGCCAGAGAGCGTGACCGTCCCCGTTCCCCAGAAACTGAGCGTGTGCGCGACCGCCGTGACCGTGACACTCTGCGTGCTGAGCGCGGCGTTATTCAGCAGCAGGTTCGTCGCCGCCGGCTCGCTCCGCAATCCCAGTATCGCCAGCGTCGCCGGGTCATAGTCGATCGCCAGGCCGTTGCGCGCCGTGGCGGTTGTCGCCAGGTAGGCGGTCGCCACCGCCCCGCGGTTCATCTGCACCCGCGTCAGCGAGCCGGCCAACGTGAAGGTGCTGGTGGTCGTGGTTGCCGTGTAAGTCAGCGGCGACGCCTGCGTGGCAACGCCGCTCGCTCCTGCCGAGCCGGTGAGCGATCCGGAGCCGGTCACAGTGACGGTGTAGTCCTGCCCCACGACGGTGGTGACGCTGCGTGTCGCCGGTGTCTCCGACTGGATGTACATGTTGTGCGGCGACCAGCCCAGATTGCCGCTCGCGTCGAACACCCGCTTCGGACTGGTGCCGGTATTCGAGAAAAAGGCATCCAGCGCATATTCCGTCAGCACGCCGGCGACTTTCTTCGCCACGCGGTTGGCGTCCGTCGCGTACTGGAAATCGACCGCGAAGCCGTCCGTCTCGTCGGCCAGCAGCGCCGCCCCTCCGACTGCCGCAGGCGCCGTATCGCCCGACAGCATTCCTGGGCGACGTTTCCGCTGGTCGCGGCGGCGCCACGCGCTGCGATACATCAGCCTGGCGCCAAACTGTTCAATGCAATCGAAAACTCACGGGAGGACTCCTGCTGGATCGGATGCTGCGCAGTGCCCGAGCGGATTTTCAGATGCACTGCCTGCGGCCATCCCATGTCATCAATGGCAATGGCGCGAGACGGCCCGCACGGAATAACCACTTCGCTGCCGTTCGAGAGATACAAATCCTCGAACCCGTTCCCATCGGTCGAAATCTGGAACGAGATGTTAGCGCCGGTCCATTCTGCAGGCGTGGTGATCCGCATGATGCGACCCGCCGAGCAATCAACAGCCGACGAGAGCCACTCGCCGGCTGCGATGATCGGTCCGTTGATTACAGTCACTGCCATCGACCTTTTCCCTTTCGCGATCACTCTTGCAGACTGAGGCCCTTGAGCCTGGAGAGCAGCGGATAGAAATCCGCCGTGACTGTCGATCCGTCAGCGTTGGTGAGCGTCAGCAACCCGTCATCGTTGATATCCATCGTGACGACTGGCGCGCCGGCAAAACCGCGCTCGCCCATGCGTCCAGCCGCGCCGCGCTCACCTGTCTGGCCGCGCTTGCCCTGGCTGGCGATCATCTGCCAGCCGTCGCTCGGACAGACGCCGGGATCGTCGCGCTTGGCGACGAAGGCCGCGCCGTTCAGTGCCACGACATCGAGCGCCCGATATTTTTCCGCCGCGTCGAACGTGCCACGCACATTGAATGATCGGCCATCGTTGCCGGCGCGCGCCAGACAATGCCAATCGCCATCCGGCGGCTCGCGTCCGGTGTCGCGCGTGGCCTGCCAGGCGTGACCGTCATGCGTGACGATCTCTCCGGCGTAATGAACGCGATCCGACCACGGCCCAACGATCGGGAATTGCCCTTGCGGCCCGCGTTCCCCGCGCTCGCCCGGTGCCCCGTCCTTGCCGTCGATGCCGTCGCGCCCGTCCTTGCCGTCGATGCCGTCCTTCAGCTCGGCGAGGCGAGCAGCCACTTTCGTCTCGAGCTCGGCGAAGCGTGCGGCAACGATGACATCGACGCTTTCATTGACCTTGACGAGATCGGCCTGCGCGCGGGCGACAATTGCGCCGAGCGCCGCCTCCAGCGCCTCAGTGTAGGACGTGGCCAGGATCAATGCGTTGCCTGATCGCATCGACGGAGTAGAGCCGTTGGCTGTCATCGCTGTCCTCTCCCGGCTCGTCCGCGCCGCCGTCCTCTGCGGGTGCCTCGTCGGTGGTGAGCGGCGGCGCCGTGGGCTTCGGATCGGGAGGCTGAAGATCCGAGCCGTAGGAGAGCGGGACGATCTGCATTTGAACCCTGGCCATAGAACCGTGTCCGCCAGGCACCGCCGGCAGGAGCTCGTCGGCACGCGCTTCATCGGGCGAGTAGATGCCGGAGATCACGCCGCGCGCCAGGCCCTCGATCCGATCCTTGAAGGCAGAACGCAGCAGCGCCCGCGTGTTCAATTCGAGATATTCGTCCGGCCAGCCGCGCAAGCCGAAGGCAGCACCAAAAGCTTCCTCGATATGATTGAGCGCAAAGCCCAGGCCGCTTGCGATCCAGCTCTGCATCATCAATTCGGTCGACGCGAAAGTGTGCCCGCCGACCCCGAGCACCTGCAGCGGCATGCGGAATGCCAGCGCGACGTTCTGGTCCGTCATCTTAAGCATTTCCGCCAATTGCCCATCGGTTGCATTGGTCGGAGATATCGGCTTGGCTTTCAGTCCCCACGTCAAAATCGGTGTGCCGCCGGCACCCGTCCCTTGTGTTTGTGCGTTCCAGCCATTGCGCAGTTCAACAGCCTGATCTCTTGTGAGTTTCTCGTCTGTCTCAAGTATAAAACTCGGCCGTGCCTGATTGAGCCAATAGGTAATCTGCTGATTGAGCACGGCGCCGGTCATGGCAAGATCGAGTGCCGCCGCCAGGATCGGGCTTTCCCCCTGCAGCGGATGCCGCGGGGTATGCAAGCGGATATGCAGCACGTCGCGCGCCGGTATCGGCGGCGCCAGATCAAAGCGCCGCTCGATAATCTCATTGCCTCCGAGCGAGTAGAAGATCGATCCGTCTTCGGCGATGCGCGGGTAGCCCTCGCGCATCAGATGCAGCTCACTGATCTCGCTGCGGTCGTTGCGGATGGCGAGCGCGAAAACCTCGCCTCTCTGATACAGCCGCCGCGTCAGGTTGAGCAAAAAATCCGAGATCGACTGATAGTCGTTCGGGCGCCTGAGAATGCGCGACAGCGCTGAGTTCGTGACACGCTCGCGCCCACCATTGGCCAGTCCGCGCCAATGATCGCCGGGACACATGGCGACCGTCTGCGCATAGGCCGATACGCATGCCTCGACCATTGCCGTGGTTCCGGCCGGCAATGGGTCGTAGCCCATCTGCCAAAAGTTCCAGTATTTGCCTACATCATGCGGCAACCATGCCTGCGTGACCGGCAGATACCACGGACCCGGCCTTGGCTCGCCTTCCACGGCTCGCAACGTGCGAGCCGTGAAGGCTGTAGCCATACGCGAAAGAACGCCCATTATTGCTTGGGCTGGTCCTTCGCCGCGGCCTGCTCGCGCGTCTGATAGGATGCACTGCCGCCTTGAGCCGTGGCCTGTCGCTTTTTCGGCTCCGCCGTAGCGTCCTCGTCGTCGTCGTGGATACCCATGGCGAAGCGGTCGTTCTCCTCCTGCGTCGGCGTCGGCACAGCTTCGTCCATACGCTGCTGCGCCTCTTCGTTGATCTTTTGCTGCTTCTCACTTTGCAGCTTCAGTTGCTCTTCTGCGGTGCGATTGTGTTCCTCGCGCCGCTTGCGTTCGTCTGCCGCCTGCTGTTCCGCGGTTTTCGGTTCGTTTGCCATTTCAATGCCCTTTCATGCGAGCGTCTATCACCACGTAACGCCAGTGACCCACGCGAGCGTGCCGGTGCGGAGTAGCGCCCAATTCATCGGCAGGATCATGCGGATACCGATGCAATCGGTCTGCCACAGCGAGCGCGTCGGCGCCGCCACGGTAGCCGGCGAACCGACCGTGCCGATGGCGAGCGGCGTAGTATCCTCCATGTGGACGGTGGCCGAATCCGATACATCGAAGCGGGGATCGTCGCCGCTGACCGAAGCGAAGTCCGCGGCGTCCATGAAGATCACCATCGTCGCCGTCACTTTGGTCGACGTAATGACCGGATAGCCAAACAGCCGTCCGCTCTGGATCTCGTCCTTGAAGGCGAAGTCGCCGCCCGCATTCTGGATCAGTTGCAGCGACAATGCCTGTGCCGGATGCATGATGAACACCGGCCGCCGCAGCGAATTGACGTTGGTCAGCACGCCCACCAGATTCTTGATATCGCCGATAACCGCCGCGATACCACCGCCCGCAGTTGGCGTCTGGCCGGCAACGCCGGCCCGGATGCCTGCCGGCCGCGTGGTATCTGCCGCCGTGGCGTCGAGCAGGACGTTGTCGATGGCGCCGGCCGTATCCTCGACGATGGCGCGCCGCACAATCTGTTCGATCTGCGGCGTCGAGTGTTCGGTGATCTCGCGCGTCATTATCGAGATGACCGCCATTTTCTTTGGCGTCAGCGTAACCGCGCTGAATGCCGCCTGCCGCACCGGGATAGGACTGCCTTCCAGCACGAACGAGCCGGCAATGGTCGGCGTCGTGGCGCGTGCCGGGATCGAGATCTTGCCGGCGCGGCCAAAGTTGTAGCGCTCGCCCATCGCGGAAAGCCGTGGGTAAACCGCTTCCGGCGTGAGGAAATCGAGGAAGCCGGCGAACGCCGTCTCGACGAGCTCGATCGCCCAGCCGGTCGTCGTCGTGGTGGCCGGGACCGTTGCGGCGCGGGTGGCGATGCGCTGCAGCGATTGCCGCAGCTCCTCGTCGGCCTGCGGATAGAATTGCTGCAATACCTGCGGCATCGGTGCGCGCAGGATGTAGCTGAGCGCCGCCGCCGTCGCTGTCTTGATATAATAATCACCGACCTCGACCGGCTTTGCGGGTTGTGCCCAGGCGCGTTTCTTTTCGGCAGGCAATTGCGCCGTCACTGCCGGCTTGCCGGCCCGCTTCGACTCGATGTCGATCGTGATCGGCTCCGAGCCGTTGCCGAGCTTTGTCTCGGCATCTTTCAGCGTCGATAGCGCGCGTTCGGCGCCGGCAATCTGTTTGTTCAGATCCTCAGTGCGGACAGTATCCGCATCGTCGGGCTCATCGCCCATTGCGTCGAGATGGGTCGTCAATTCGTCTTTCAGCGCAGTCACCCGCGCCTGCGCAAATTCAATGCGCTGTGCAATCTGTGTCATTGTTCCAGCCTTTTTGCCGGGAGAGGTTTCGGCGTGCCCGCCGTTGGTCTTGATCTCCCGCCTTTCGGCTTGCTCGCCAAAGGCTAGGGACATCGTCTCAGGAGAAACATTCAGCGATCGCGCCAGCGCCAGCGTGTTGGGATTGCTGGGTACGGCGACGAGGCTTGCCTCGATCAGCTCCTGTTCTTCGAAGTCGAATTCGCTATGGCCGGGCTTGCCGGCCTTGGTGACGCTGAATCCGACACTGACGCCGCGCAGAATCCCCTGTTCGACGAGGCTGCGGATTTCATTGACGCGCGGACTGGTATCCTCGCGCGCCAGATTCAGCGTCCCGACGAGCTGATCATTCTCGACGCGGACATTCTTCCAACTGCCGACGATGAATGAACTGTCATGCGCAAATAGTGCAATGGGGTTTCTGTCGTGACCGAAATTGGACAGATCCCAGCCATCGGGATTGATGCGCGTGCCGTGCCGGTCGAGCGAACCATCCGACAGGACGAATTCCATCGACCGGCCGGGAGAGGTCCGCGACCGATAGTGCATTGTGGTTGTTCCTATGTGAGGCCGGCTACCAATTTGCCGTCAGCCACGCCACGCCACTAGGCGCCCGGAGTCCCCACGCTGCCGGCAGGATCATGCGGATACCGATCAGCCCCTGTTGCCAGAGCGAACGCGTCGGACCAGCAACCACGTTAGGCGTGCCTGCCGTTCCGATCGCCGCGGGACTGTCGTCCATGTGGATGGTGGCCTGATCGGATACCGAGAATTCCGGCTCGCGGCCGAAGGCGCTCACAAATGCATTTGCCGCCACCGCAATGACAATCCCGTCCGCCAGTGCCGGCGTTGCAACAACCTGCATCGGCGCCTCGATCAAACTCCACAGCCCGACGCGCACTGCCTGCGCCGGCGAGGCCACGAACAGGATCGGCCCGGAACCGGCTGCGTTCGCGACCGCTGCGGCCAAAGCCGTAAGATCGGCCATCATGGCCGGATCATCGGTGCCGGTCGCCGCGGTAAGCGCCGCAACGCCGTTCCTGAGGCCCGCTGGCCGCGCCGTCGACGACGCCGCAGCGTCGAACACCGCCGCATCAAGCGCCAGGCCGGCCGCCTCACTCAAGAAACGCCGTAGAAATGCTTCGATGTCCGAATGCTGCGCCAATTCCCAACTATAGGCATTGATGACCGCCAGCTTGCGCGGCTCGAGCGTAATGGCAGTCAGCAATCCCTGTCTGACCGGGATCGGCGCGCCCTCGACCACCCAGGTTCCCGCATCGGCCGCCACCGGGATGATGTTCGGGACGGCAACCGAACCCACCCCGTCAAGGCTGACGCGCATGCCGAGGTTAATCAGCCGGCCGGCCGCCGAGAGCCCGGACAAACCGCCAACAAACTCTGCGACACTGTCGACCGCGAGCTCCGCCGCCCAGCCGGTCGTCGTCGTGGTCGCGGGAGCCGAGGCCGCGCGTCCTTCGATGCGCGCCCTCAAATGTGCCGCCGCGCTGCGGACAAGCTGATCGCGCGGCTTGCCTTCCGCTTGCGTCGGAAGCTTCAGCAATGGAGTTCGTGTCATTGGTTTAGGCCCATATTAGCATTGCACCGATATCGAGTACCGGCGGCGCCTCGTAAGTTCCCGCCACCGCCTGAGCCAGTGCCAGCGCCACCATGCCGTCAATGCGGCCATGCGATTTCGCCTTGGTCAGCATGCGGTTTTCCTTGCCGTCGCTGACCACCACGGCATTCGCCGCGCACATGCTCAAGACAGGATGCCCGTCGTGGACGATCTTCTGCTCGAGCAGTGCGCTTTCCAGCGCACGCAAGGCCGGCGACATGTCCTTGTAGTTTTGCCGGATCGGCAGGAACTTCGCCTCGAGCTCTTCCTCCGGGAAGCCGGCGCGCACCAGCCACGGCTTCAGGTGGCGGAAATTCCAGTCGTCAAACCCGAGCTGCACCACGTCGTAGCGATCGAAAACACCCCTCAAATACTCGGCGACGAACTCGTATTCGACCGACTTGCCCGGCGTCACCTCGAGGAAGCCATCGCGGTGCCACAAATCGTAGGGCACGCGATCGCGCGCCGCCTTCTCGCGCAGTCCTTCCCGCGGCAGCCAGAAGACAGGTTTCACATGAAACCTTCCATTAACCGGCGCCATCAGCACCAGCGCCGTCAGATCCGAAGTGGCCGAGAGATCGAGCCCGCCATACACCGGCAGGCCCTCAAAACTCTCGACCACCCGGCCTTCGCAGCCTTGCCACGTGGACCGCGAAATGAATGGACTGGTCGCCTCAACTCTTTGATTTAAAACTAAGTTTCTGTACTCGGCCTCGCGTGACGGCATGCGCTTGGCATCCGCCGCCATCGCCAAGACTTCTTCCCGGTTCATGAACACGTCGAACGCGGGGTTGGCAGCGCGGATCGCCTCGACGGAAAACGGATCGGCATCATCCGGCGCAAACTGCAACCGGAGCACCGTTCGCGGATCTGCCTCCGTCAGCGCATCGTCGATCAGCACAGACAACAGGTCGTTATTGGTTGGCGCCTGCGTGCTGATGATGATCGATAGCGGTTGCTCCTGTGCCGCCGTCGCTGTTTCCAACGCTTCATAGAGAGCCGATCTTGGCCCTTTAATTTGCCCTGCTTCGTCGTGAATGCACAGGATAGGCGAAAGCCCGAAAGCCGTTGACGCGTCGGCGGAAAGCGCCCGGTATAGCGTTCCCATTTCTGGGCAGGCCAATTGCTTCGCAGTATCCCGCACAGTGACAACGCCGAGCAAATCCGGCGAGAGTCGAACCATCTTGGCGGCCAGTGAAAAGAGAATGCCAGCCTGGTCCCTCGACTGAGCAGCAGAGAACAGTTGACTATTGGCCTTGGCTTCCGGCCCGCACAGATGCAGCAGAAGGATTATCGCGCATTCCGTGGTCTTGGCGTTCTTTCTGCCACGCGAGATGATCGCGCGGCGTGTTCCCTTCGGGTTGTCGTAGATCGCCCGAAAGTCATCCTTCATAAACTCAGCCATTTTCAATGGCTTGCCGACAAATTTCCCCTCTGGCAGGCGGATGTATTTTTCCGCCCACCTGATATTCCGCAGCGCGCGTTTCACCCTTCCCAGGGCTTCTTTCTGGAGCGGCTGATTTTGTTGCCGCGCTGGTTGATTATCGACTGATTTGTAATCCGCATCTTGGTCGCAAGCACAACGATAATGGCACTCTCCCGCTGCTGCATATGCAACAGCCGATCGTAGTCTTTCACCTCAAGCGAAGGGTCGGAAGTGCCTCGTTCAATCAACTCGGCGATGCGGCGGGTTTGGACGACGTGTCGGCAATATTGGGCGAGGATGGGTATGGTTGATTGGGTAAACCAGTCGGCTGGCTCGCAGTTGACAACCGATGCCCAAACTTCGGTTTCCTCGTCGTTCAGGTCATGAGGAGCTCTTACACGCTCCACAACCTCCACAGGCACCGCAATCGCGAGAGAAGCCGCTGATGGGCGGCCGCGCTGCTTCACCCTAAAATCCTACCATCTTGATCTGCATTCCTACGATTTAGCTCAATTTCGC